TCACATATTGGCCAATTTCTGGTTTTTCAAACGATAGTTTGGCATACCTCGCGTCTTCTAAAGCTTTATTCAGTATCTTTTCAAGGTTAGTAATGCTGGTTTTCTTGAGTTGAAGGGATCTAGTATAGACAGGATTATCAAACTTTTTCATTTCTTCATCATGGACAACATTGGCAACTTCCATCGCCTCAATTAACTCAATATATTCTTGACCTTCCTTGTTTGATAAACAAAACTCTTTACGAAATTTTTCTAATAACTCCTTGTCTTTCTTTTCTTCCTCTTCTCGCTTTAGCTTTTGCTTACCCCAGTCTTCCACTTCTACATTTTTATACTTACATGAGGTACATTTTTCAGTAGTTGTTGAGATATTGTCCTTTTCTTTGTAAGTGGTCTTAATTTCTTTGCCACATTTAGGACATAAATTGGGTTTAGAGATATGTTCTTCACCATTTTCATATAAACCAAGCCGCTTTTTACATTTAGGGCATTCAAAAATGAAAAGCACCCGCATCAGTTTTTCTTCCGGCCAATCTTCGAGATGCTTGAAGTCTTCAGCGACCATTTTAGTTTTACATTTGGGACATGAAACATTGGAAGGTGGTGGAGTGTTATCAATTTTGTCTTGTCTAACTCGATCTCGTTCTACCCACTCGCCAATAGTCCCAGCTTTATTTCGGTATCGCTCACCCTTTTTAATCATCAACTCCTGACCAAGGTAGTGATTTAATCCTTTTTCTATTTCATCCGCTGGAATATCTTTTAACTTTGGGTCAGTGTCTTTTTTCTTGTAGAGATCTCGCCAAAATTTAATAACTTTTAAACATGCCTTAATAGTAAAAAGATCATAAAGATCTACATAATATCTTTCTTTTTTCAGGTAATTCATTGCAATTATTATAAACAAAAATGTAATTTGTCCAGGGATCAATAATAAAAAGTGACAAAGAAACAAAATGAATAAGATTGATGCTTAGGGATATTCCTTGACATTCAATATAGTATCTGCTACTATTTCCATAGTTTTATCTTTTTAAGATTAAGACAAGAATTCCAAACGGAATCTTAATAAATACACGGAAAAAAATTAAAGTTTTTGATGACGTGTGTTTTTTAGGATTCCGTTTTTTTATTATCAATTAATTATTGGATATATGAACAAAAATATACTAAAAATAACTCAAGCTGAAATAAATGATCTTCATTCTGCCACATACAATCCCCGTAAGTGGAGTCAGGACGCTATTCAACAATTAACTGAAAGTGTTAAGCGCTTTGGTTTAGTTGATCCAATTATTGTTAACTCTTCTCCCAATCACAAAAACACTATTATCGGAGGACACTTTCGTTGGGAGGTGGCAAAAAAATTAGGCTTTAAAACCGTACCAGTCGTATATGTTGATATTCCAGATTTAAAAAAGGAAAAAGAACTTAATCTTCGACTTAACAAAAACACTGGTGAATTTGATTGGGATTTACTTGCTAAGTTTGATGAATCATTTCTTGCCGATCTTGGTTTTTCAAGCGGAGAACTTGACAGCATTTTTGACGTTGATATTCCAGAAGAATTTGATCTCGAAAAAGAACTTAAAAAGCTAGATATTAAGAAGATCAGTGTCCAAAAGGACGACGTTTACGCTCTCGGTGATTCAAAGCTCATGTGCGGTGACTCCACTGTTGAAAGAGATATTTTGCAACTCATGAGTGGTGAAAAAGCTGATATGTGTTTTACTGACCCTCCTTACATACTCGATTACTTAAACGGCAAGAAAAAACATGGGAAAGCTGTGACTGGGTTTGGAGCTAAGCGAGACAGACGTTACTTAGAAACTGATGTTTTGCCTCCAGATTTCACTGAAAAGTGGATGGCGAATATCGCCAAAATTCAAAACGAACACTTCAGCATTATTGTGTATGAAAACTGGAAGAACATCAGGACTATTTGGGTAGAACTTGAGCAGTATTGGAAAGTAAAAAACATGATTGTGTGGCATCTTCCAAATAGGCATCAGGGATTTTCAGCTAAATACAAATTCTTTTCCAAACACGACATCGCGATGGTGGGTGCAACTCCAGACAAAGATATTGAATTTAATCTGGAAAAAGAAATCGATGGATTACAAGAAGAATATGAAACAGCTTTATTTGCTATTGCTGGTAAACCACATTGGGAGGGATATCAAAAAGGTAAGAAAAATCAACCAACTGACTTTATTGAGTATGTTGCCTCAGATGAAAAACATTCTGGACAGGGAGTAGTCTTTGGCACTAAACCGATAGAGATTCTAATCCCGTATATCAAAGTACTAACCAAACGTGGCGATTTAATCGTTGAACCATTTGGTGGGAGTGGAAGCACGTTAATTGCAGCAGAAAAGATGAAAAGGCGATGTTACATCATGGAAAAATCGCCAGTCTATACAGAAGTAATAATTAAGCGTTGGGAAAAATTAACCGGGCAGAAAGTTAAAAAAATCTATGGATAAAACTATTAAAAAACGCCAGGCAACCAACAAACGACAATTATTGGAGATTGTTAAAAAAACTCCAATTGTGCAAATAGCTTGCGAGAAAGCTGGTATAGGTCGAGCTACTTATTATCGCTGGCGTAAAGATGATCCTAAATTTGCTCAAGATGCAGATATGGCCTTAGAAGATGGAAATAAACTGATAAACGATATGGCCGAGTCACAGCTCATATCTGCTATTCGCGACAAAAATATGACATCCATAATTTACTGGTTAAATCACCACCATCCCGCATATGCCACAAAAATGGAAATAGTAGCTAAATTGAAAAGCAATAGTGAGCAATTAACACCTGAGCAAGAAACAATCGTCTTTAAAGCCCTAAAGTTAGCCTCTGTAATTACTAATAATTTACCAGCAGAGATTAAAGGAAAATAAATATGAACACTCAAACACTTTCTAAAAAAGAGTTAATTCAAATTAAACAAAAGCGATCCATTCGTCGAATGCTAGCCAAAAAAAGTCATTTTTGGTTTTTTTCGATATATCTTGGAAACTACATCACATACTCGTTTGCTCCACTTCACCACGAGATGTTTTCCATTACAGAGGATGAAAAAGCAAAAATTGCCGCAATAGTAGCGTTTCGTGGTTCAGGAAAGTCAACTTTAATGAGTCTCTCTTATCCTATTTGGGCGGTAATCGGAAAATTACAAAAGAAATTCGTTTTAATAGTTAATCAAACTCAGGCACAAGCAAGACTTACTTTAACTAATATCAAACACGAACTTGAATATAATGAACTTTTGAAAGCTGACATTGGTCCATTTGAAGAGACCAGCGACGAATGGGGTGCGACATCAATAGTTTTGTCAAACTTTGGTGCAAGAATAACAATTGCTTCAACAGAACAAAGTATTCGAGGAGTGAGACATGGTCAGCATCGTCCGGATTTAGTGATTTGTGATGATGTGGAGGACTTGGAACTAGTTAAAACTAAAGAAAATCGGGATAAGCTTTGGCGGTGGCTAATGGGCGAGGTAATTCCCATTGGCGATATGAATACAAAATACATATTTATTGGCAATATGCTTCATGAAGATTCATTTATGATGCGACTCAAACAAGGCATTTTAAATGGGACGATGAATGGAGAGTATAGAGAGTTTCCATTAATTGATGATAATCACAAATGTCTATGGCAAGCTAAGTTCCCAAGTGGAAAAGAAATTGAGGAATTGAAAAAGAAGGTTGCTAATGAAAGTGCCTGGTGCAGAGAGTATCTTTTGAAGATAATCTCTGATGAGGATCGTATTATTCGCAGGAGCGACATTCATTACTACGATGAACTTCCAGATCCTCAAAAATATCCTCCACGATTAATTGCCATTGGGACGGATTTAGCAATTTCATTAGGGAAAAATGCTGATTTTACTGCTTTTGTATTTGCCTATGTTATTAATTACGGTAAAGATCTAAAAGTTTACATTTTGCCCCAAATAGTTAATAAACGTCTATCTTTTACTGAAACAGTATCTGAATTGAAATTATTTGAAAATATGCTTTTTATTAGATTTAAAAGACACGCCAAAATCTATGTTGAAAAAATATCCTATCAAGAATCTCTTTCTCAACAATTGATAGTAGAAGGCTTATTTGCTGAAGCAGTGGCAATTGGAAATATGGACAAGAGGGCAAGACTAAGTCTTGCTTCACCTTACATAAGTTCTGGCAGAATTCTTTTTCCTAAACATGGAGCTGAAGATTTAATTAACCAACTGGTTAATTTTGGGATTGAAAAACATGATGATATGGGTGACGCTCTGACTATTATGATACTAAAAATTATTGAGGAGGATCACGCATCTTCTAGAAGTTTCCCAAAAGAATCTGAAGACAGTCCAATATATCGTGATTATGGCGATGGTTTAATTGATGTATCAAAACCATTTACAGCAGGAATAATGGACATGCAGTTTTAAAGAACGGGGAAAATGACCTTAATAGGAGACTGACCATCATAGCTTCCAACACTCTTTCCTTCTGTAGAAATGTATCCCACGCAATCGATTATTTGCAAGTCGTTCATTAATCTACAGCTATTTTCGCCTTTTTCATTATAGGAACATTTTTTAAGGCCTTCTAAAGTATGATCAAATCCAGAAATATTTGTGGTTACGTCTTTAGCTACAAACTCTCTTAATTCATCTGGTAAGATAGCTTTTTCAAAAACGTTGTTGTCAGACATCGATCCGGAGTATTCACTTCCATCACTATCTCTAAAATTACATTCATTAAATCCAAAATTTGTTATAAAAGGTTGCACGTCAATATTTTTTAAAGTTGCTTTATAAGTAAAACCATAATGATTGAGAGTTGGAGTAGTTTTAATTTCTATAGCGTAGAGTGGATTTTGTAACTCGGAATCTTTAATTGTTTCTTGATTATTTTCTTCTTGTCTTTCTCTAATTATCATTGTGGTAACTTTTTGACTATTTTTCTTCTTTTCCATAATAAGACCAACAATAATTGAAACGAAAATAATTACAAAAATACTTACTAGGATTAAAGGCTTTTTCATTATTTCCATGCTAACTTACAATTAGCATGAAATCAAGCATATTCCCAGGCTAAATGCTAACTGTGGCTAAGTGGACTATCCACTAGGATATTTCGACAATGCATGCATGAGGAAAAATGCTAAACTGCCAAGGGTTTTGGGCAAGAAAATTCAAAAACAGAGGAAATCTCTTAAATTAACCCAAGAAGACTTGGCTTATAAGGTTGGAATTAGTAGAGCTTACATGGGCTACATAGAACAAGGTAGAAACGCTCCCTCTTTAGAGGTGCTTGAAAAAATTGCTCGAATTCTGAAAATTTCCATAGATATCTCTTAGTATAGAAATTTCTCCCTGAATTTAGTATCCTATTGGTATCAATTGGTAGGTAAAATATTATGGAAGAACTATTAACGATTGGCGAAGCGGCTCAAATACTAAAGGTTCACCCGAACACGCTTAGGCTATGGGATAAAAATGGTGTTTTAAAGGCAATTCGGATTGGTGTAAAAAAGGTGAGAAGATATAAAAAAGAAGACCTAGAAAAGTTTATTAGTCACAAAAATGGTAATTAATTATGGTAAATAACAACCAAAACACCACAAAAGAACAAGAGCGTGCAGAACTGCATCGCGCTATATGGCAAATAGCAAATGATCTTCGCGGTAGTGTTGATGGCTGGGATTTTAAAACATATGTACTTGGAATGCTTTTTTATCGTTTCATTAGTGAAAATTTGACCAGCTATATCAATGCTGATGAACGTCGTTCAGGTAAAAAAGATTTTGACTATGCACTGATCTCTGATAAAGAAGCAGAATTTGGCAGAGCCGATACTGTAAAAGAGAAAGGCTTCTATATCTTACCTAGCGAACTGTTTGTTAATGTCTACAAGAAAGCAAAAAGCGACACGAATCTAAACGAAACATTATCGAAAGTTTTTAGTAACATTGAAAATTCGGCCAAAGGCTCAACAAGCGAAGATGATCTAAAGGGCTTATTTGTTGATCTTGACGTTAATTCAAGCAAGCTTGGAAATACAGTTGAGCATCGCAACCAAAAATTAGTCAAAATTGTTAAGGCAATAGGCAATCTTCGTTTAGGTAATTATTCTGATCACACAATCGATGCTTTCGGCGACGCATACGAGTTCTTGATGACCATGTATGCCTCGAACGCTGGCAAATCGGGAGGTGAGTTCTATACACCTCAAGAAGTTAGTGAACTCTTGGCAGAGATTACAACCGTTGGTAAAAAGGAAGTAAACAAAGTCTATGATCCAGCATGTGGTTCGGGGTCACTACTACTTAAGTTTGCTAAGGTTTTAGGCAAAGAAAACGTCAGACAAGGTTTTTTTGGCCAAGAAATCAACCTTACAACTTACAACTTATGTCGTATCAATATGTTCTTGCATGACATAAATTATAATAATTTTGATATTGCTCTTGGCGATACTCTTATTGACCCCAAACATTGGGATGATGAGCCATTTGATGCTATTGTTTCTAATCCTCCATATTCAATTAATTGGGATGGTGATGCCAATCCACTTCTTATCAACGACCCTCGCTTTTCTCCAGCAGGCGTACTAGCCCCAAAGAGTAAAGCTGACCTTGCTTTTACTATGCATATGCTCTCTTGGCTCTCGACCAGTGGGACTGCCGCAATTGTCGAATTCCCTGGAGTTTTATATCGTGGTGGTGCTGAGAAAAAAATTAGAAAATATCTAATTGAAAATAACTACGTAGACACTGTTATTCAGTTACCACCTGATTTATTTTTTGGAACAACTATAGCAACCTGTATTATTATTCTTAAAAAAAGCAAGAAAGATAACAAAACTTTCTTTATCGATGCGTCTGTTGAATTTGTACGAGGCGGAAATAAAAACAAGTTAAGTCAAAAAAATCGAAAGAAGATTTTGGATGCATATATTTCTCGTGAAGATATAAAGTACTTTGCTAAATTGGAAGATAACAAGGCAATTGCTGAAAATGAGTACAATATTGCAGTATCTAGTTATGTAGAGGCCGAAGACACTCGCGAAGTAGTTGACATCAAAGAACTCAATTCAAAGATCATAAAAATTATAGCAAGACAAAATGAGCTTAGAACTGCAATTGATGAAATAGTTGTAGATATTGAAGTAGAAAAATAAATTATATGTATATCTCAAAAATAAAACTACACAACTTCAAAGGATTTAGAAAAGATCACGAGATAATTTTTGATAAAGGGGTGAATTTTTTTGTTGGTGATAATAATTGTGGAAAATCAACAGTTTTTGAAGCGATTGATTTTATATGCACAAAAAAAGATAGGGATGAAGTTATCACCAAAACAGAAATTAATAAAGATGATTTTGTAGCCGTTGAAATTGAATTTAGAGGTGAAGATATCGGGTTTCTTGTTGAAACAGAGGCATTGAAAAAATATCAATCTTACCTTATAGATGAAAATGGTGAAAAAAGCTTGAGAGTATTACGCTCTAGCGAAGAAACAAAGATTACACAAAAGGGTAGGGAAAAAATTTTGTCTATTAAGAATGTTCGTCTGTTTAATTCTGAAACAAATCAATTTGAAAATCCTACTGGGATAGATAACACCATTACAGCACTTTTTGATGCACAGTTTGTTTGGGCTGATACAAATTCTGGTGACATTTCTGATTTTTCAAAAACAAAAATTAGTGGAAAGATAATTAATGCTGTAACAAAAGATTTTATTAATTCACCTACTTGGAATAAGTTTAAAAATACACACAAAGAAACCTTCGGGGAGGGTGAAAATAGTTTAGCCAAAACTCTGAAACCAATTGAACAAAAAATACAAAATATTTTAGCTGATCAATACGGAGAAACGGAAGTAAGATTTAATTTCTCCTTGCCAGAGATTGAGAGTTTTTTCAAAACAGGGAATATCGTTTTATCTGAGGATGGTATTGAAACCAAAAGCTCTGAAAAAGGAACGGGAATGCAACGCGCATTAGCTCTGGTGCTTATTCAAGTTTATGCTGATATTTCAACGAATGATGGTGATGAGGTTTCTAAACCAATAATATTTTTTATTGACGAACCAGAGACTTTTTTACACCCACAAGCTCAGAATAGATTACTAGAAGCACTTGAAAAAATATCCGTAGAGTCACAAATTTTTATAATTACGCACTCGCCATATTTATTGAGGAAATATAAAAAAGAGACACATTCGATGAAAATATTTTCAAAGAAGACTGGTTTAAACATAGTTGATGAAGGCAAAAAGTTTAATCTGTTTGGATCCTCGAGTCCTTCTTGGGGTGAGATTAACTACTATGCCTTTGGTGTTTTATTTGTCGAATTTCACAATGAACTTTATGGTTTTATTCAAGCAAAAGCAATTATAGAAGATGAAAAATATTATAAGCCAAAAGATTTTGATGAGTATCTTTTTGATAAGAGTAATAAAACTATTAAAATAAACCAAAAGTATAAACATTTAAAATCGGATAAATCTGTTATCGAGTATGACACTACACTACCCACAAAAATCAGAAATATTATTCATCATCCTGAAAATATGAATAACGCAAAATTTACAAACCAAGAGCTTAAAACCTCCATTGAGTCTTTAATACGATTATTAGCATGATAAATAAACATAGCAGAATTGGGAAATTGATTTCTAAGCTAAGCTCCAATGGTGTTGATTTTAAAAAACTGGGAGAGGTTTGCGAAATTTATGACGGTACTCACCAGACTCCAAAATATACAGATAACGGCATACGCTTTGTAAGCGTAGAAAATATTAAAGCATTATCTAAATCTAAAAAGTTTATATCACGTGCTGATTATGATAGATACTATAAAGTGAAGCCAAGATTAAATGATGTATTTATGACAAGAATTGGTTCGATTGGTGTTTGTACCGTAATAGAGTCTGAGGAAGAACTAGCATATTACGTTACGTTAACATTAATTAGACCGAATCTCACTAAAATATACAGTAAATATATAAAATATATCATTGAAAGCTCTTTGGGCCAAAAAGAATTAAGGAAAAGAACATTAGTAAACGCAACACCTATTAAAATTAACTTAGGAGAGATTGGGAAAATTGTTATTCCTATTCCCCCTCTTGAAATCCAAGAAGAAATTGTCAAAATCCTGGATAGTTTTACAGAGCTAGAAGCAGAACTAGAAGCAGGGCTAGAAGCAGAACTAGAAGCAAGAAAACAACAGTACAAATACTATTATAAAAAGCTTTTAAAAGCCAATGATAAATATAATAAAATAACATTGGGTGAGGTTGGAAAAGTCTCAATGTGTAAACGTATTTTTAAAAAAGAAACTTCGACAGTAGGTGATATTCCATTTTACAAAATTGGCACTTTTGGAAAAGAACCAAACGCATTTATCTCACAGGAAATTTATGAAGAATATCGTAAAAGATTTTCTTTTCCTAAAAAAGGTGATGTGCTCTTATCGGCATCTGGAACAATTGGAAGAAGAGTCATTTATAATGGTCAGCCAGCATATTTTCAAGACTCTAACATCATTTGGATTGATAACGACGAGAGTAAAGTTTTGAATAAATTTCTGTACTATTTTTACGCAACTGTAGAATGGAAAACTGAGGGTGGAGCGATTCAACGAATTTATAATAATAATATAAAGAAAATTAAAATACCCGTGCCACCTCTTGAGGAACAAAGGAGAATTGTATTAATTTTGGATAAATTTAGTGTATTGGTTAATAATATTTCTATTAGTTTGCCAGCGGAGCTTAATGCCCATAGGCAACAATATGAATATTATCGTAATAAGTTGCTAACATTTAAAGAATATGTCGGATAAACAAACATACTACAACATGGTCGCACGGAACCCGGAAAGCACCGTAGTGTCTCAATATGTTTGTGACTCAATTTTACGAGATTCTGGTTACCAAAGCGAAACTGACCTCGAGCGTGCTTTCATTAAACAACTTCAATTTCAAGCATATGAATACATTTCTATAAAATCAGAGCAAGACTTAATTGCTAATTTAAGACGACAGCTAGAGATGCTTAATAACTTTGCATTTACTGATAACGAATGGGATAGATTTTTCGTCAGCACCCTAGCCAACCCCAATCAAAGTATTGTCGAAAAAACAGTCACCATTCAAGAAGACTACATTAAAAATCTCACTCGTGATGACGGGTCAGTGAAGAATATTTACCTTATCAAAAAAGATAGTATTCACGATAACAATTTGCAGGTTATTAATCAGTATGCGACAGAAGACGGCAAGCGAGCTAATCGCTACGATGTAACTGTCTTAGTCAACGGACTTCCACTCGTCCATATTGAGTTAAAACGACGTGGGGTAGCCATTCAAGAGGCATTTAATCAGATCAATCGATATAATCGCGAAAGTTTCTGGGCTTCATCTGGACTTTTTGAATATGTTCAGATATTTATCATTTCAAATGGTACTCACACCAAATATTACAGCAACACTACCCGCGCACAGCACGTAAAAGATTCCAGTGGGGGTTCTGCAAAAGTAGGCAAACGAACCAGCAATAGCTTCGAATTCACTAGTTGGTGGGCAGATGCAACAAATCGCCCTATTACCGACCTGATGGATTTTACCAAAACCTTTTTTGCTAAGCACACCATTCTAAATATCCTTACTCGCTATTGTGTATTCACCACCGACAAGCTGTTATTGGTGATGCGCCCATATCAGATTGTTGCCACCGAGCGAATATTAAACAGAATTGAAGTAAGTACAAATTATAAAAAACTTGGAACAGTTGAGGCTGGTGGATATATTTGGCATACAACGGGATCAGGAAAAACCCTAACTAGCTTTAAAACAGCCCAACTAGTAAGTAAGCTAGCAGATATTGAAAAAGTGGTTTTTGTTGTTGACCGTAAAGATTTGGATTATCAGACAATGCGCGAATACGACAAATTCGCAGAAGGCTGTGCAAACAGTAATACAAGTACCGCAATACTTGCCGAGCAGCTGACTAAACCAAATGGAGCTACCTTAAAAAGTAAAAAGGAAAATCAACCGATTATTGTGACTACTATTCAGAAACTTGATCGTTTTATTGCACGGAATAGTGGTCATACTATTTTCAATGGCCATATCGTGCTTATTTTTGACGAATGCCATCGTTCTCAATTTGGCGACATGCACGCAGCCATAATTAAGGCTTTTAAGAACTATCATTTATTCGGATTTACTGGTACACCAATATTTGCTATCAATTCCTCATCTGGTGGTCGTCCAGACTTTAAAACAACACAACAAGCGTTTGGAGACAAACTCCATACCTACACAATAGTCGATGCTATTGCCGATAAAAACGTTTTGCCGTTTAAAGTTGATTATATTTCTACAGTTCGTGAAGCCGAAGATATTGAGGACAAAAAGGTTAATGATATTGATCGCGAAGCAATTTTGTCTGCTCCTGAAAGAATCTCAAATATCGTTAATTACATTAGGGAACACTTCGATCAAAAAACGAAAAGAAATAGCTATTACAAAATCAAGGATCGTCGATTGGCTGGTTTTAACTCTATATTTGCAGTTTCATCCATTGATGTAGCTAAAAAATACTACGCTGAGTTTAATAAACAACTCGAAGGCCTTTCAAGTGATAAGCAACTTAAAGTAGCAACTATTTATAGCTTTGGAGTCAATGATGAGGATCTGGATGGAATGATTGATGAGAACTCAGAGGATACTTCTGGACTTGATGTAAGTTCTCGCGACTTCTTGGAAAATGCGATTGCCGACTACAACAGAATGTTTGGCACTTCCTACGACACTTCATCAGACAAATTCCAGAATTATTACAAGGATGTAAGTGAACGGGTTAAAAATCGTGAAGTTGATATTTTAATCGTGGTCAATATGTTTTTGACTGGATTCGATGCCACGACCTTAAATACCCTCTGGGTTGATAAAAACTTAAGACTACATGGATTATTACAAGCTTTCTCACGTACAAACAGAATACTCAACAGCGTAAAAACATTCGGCAATATTATTTGTTTCCGTAATTTAGAAAAAGCTACCAATGAATCGATTGCCTTATTTGGTGATAAAGAAGCTAGTGGTATCGTACTTCTTAAGGCCTACAATGATTATTATTACGGATATAAAGATGGTGACAAGGAAGTCCGTGGCTATGAAAGTTTGGTCAAAGAATTACTCGAACGCTTCCCAGTTGGTGAAAGGATATTGGGAGAGCAGAATCAAAAAGAGTTCGTTAAGTTGTATGGAGCAATTTTGCGTGTTCTTAACATCCTAGCTACTTTTGATGAATTTGCAGGTAACGAAATGTTGAGCGACCGTGATGTACAGGATTACCACAGTGCATATATTGATATTTACAACGAATTCCGCAAAGGCAAAGAGGAAGAAAAAGAGAATGTAAACGATGATGTCGTTTTCGAGATGGAACTCATTAAGCAGGTTGATATCAATATTGATTTCATTCTCGGTTTGATTAAGAAATATCATGAAGATCACACCAATAACAAAGAGTTATTGCTCGATATCAATAAAGCCATAGATTCAAGTGTTGAGCTTCGCAACAAAAAGGACTTAATCAATCAATTTATAGCATCCTTGGATATTCACTCCGTCGTTGATGATGATTGGCAGAAATTTGTGGAAGGCAAGAAAGTCGAAGAACTTGAGACAATCATCGAAAGCGAAGGCTTGGATCACGATGCTACCTATGCATTTATTAAAAATGCATTCCGCAATGGCAGTGTGACAACAACAGGCACTGCCATCACAAAAATCCTACCACCTGTATCTCGTTTTTCCCCGACCGGTGAACGGACCAAGAAACGCGAAAGCGTTATTGATAAGTTAACAAGATTTTTTGAGAGGTTTTTTAATATTTCAGGTTAATAAGGATAATAATTATGAAAACAGTTAAAGTATCAATTCAAGACGAAAATACCCTAGTATTGCTCGAAGATGCTCGAAAAGGCGATCTTATTGACCTTAAATCAATACACGAGGCAGATATCGATAAAGCATCAATTGACAACCTTATTAAATCATTCAAAACAGAGGAATTTAACTCCCAACTTGAAACAGCAAAACGCAGTATCGAGAAGGAAAAAGAGCTTGAAGCAGAACTAAAAGCAAAAGATATTGTAGCTAAAGCGAAAGAAGCACTTACAAATAAAGATCAAGAAATAACTACTCTTAATACAAAACTTGAAAGCATTACTAAACAAATTGAGGCTGAATCTAAGGTTAAATCACTCGAAGAAAAACAAAAACTAGAAGAAGAATATCGCAAAAAACTGGGTGATAAAGAGCTGGAACTCCGAGAGATAAAACATCAAAAAGAATTAAACGAACAAAAGTATCAAGATCAGCTAAAAGCCAGCGAGACTGCACTTGTATCTCTCAAAGAGATGCGTTCTAGAATGAGCACCAAAATGATTGGTGAATCATTGGAGGTTCATTGTGAAAACGAATTCAATAAACTACGACCTATTGCCTTTCCTAAGGCTCAATTTGGCAAAGATAACCAAGTATCATCTTCAGGTTCTAAGGGAGATTATATATACAGAGAATATGATGATGAAGGAAACGAAATCATAACCATCATGTTTGAGATGAAGAACGAGGACAGCACAACAACCACAAAACGCAAAAACAAGGACTTTTTCAAAGAATTAGACAAAGATCGACTTGAAAAAAACTGTGAGTATGCAGTGCTAGTCAGCTTACTGGAAAAAGATAATGAATATTATGATGACATTGTTACTGTGTCTGATTATCCACATATGTATGCTATCCGACCCCAACATTTTATAACCATCATCGGTTTCTTGCGTCAAGGAAATCTTAAATCTCAAGAGTTGCAGCGGACTATTCAAACTCTCAAAAATCAAAACATCGATGTCACCAATTTCGAAGCTAACATCAATGCCTTTAAAGATGCTTTCTCAAGAAACTACGACTTAGCATCCGATCAATTTGGTAAAGCCATTGAAGAAATTGACAAAACTATTGATCATCTTAATAAAGTTAAAGAAAACTTATTGAAATCTGACAATAACTTGAGGTTAGCTAATAACAAAGCCTCGGAACTAACAGTAAAAAGACTAACGTCTAATAGTCCGAGCGTTGCGAAAGCATTCGAGGAAAGTGATGAACAGTAGCATGCGCTAGCTAACTCGAACTACTTGATTCTGATGGTATAGTTTATATAGATTATTTGATAAAGATCACCGAAGTCGAAACTGCCTTCTAATTATGGATAATTAGACTAGACATCCTCAAGATACAGCGGTACCTTGACCATTGGAATGGCAACGTACAACCAAAATACAACTATAGGTCCACCAAAAATTGAATACTGTCTCTATGCTCGCAAATCTTCTGAATCAGATGAACGGCAAACAATGTCGATTGGTTCACAAATTAAAGAAATGAAGGACTTGGCAGTAAGAGATAGAATAAATATTGTTCAAGTTAAGCAAGAAAGTCATTCAGCCAAAGACTCTGGAGCTAGACCAGTTTTTGTAGAGATGATGAATGAGATAAGAAGTGGTGAGTTTAATGGTATTTTAACTTGGGCACCAGATAGATTGAGCAGAAATGCTGGAGATTTGGGTGTGCTAGTTGATCTAATGGACAGAGGAAAACTTGAAGAAATAAAAACACCTTCTCAAATTTTCAGAAATACTCCCAATGAAAAATTTTTATTAATGATCCTTTGTTCACAGGCAAAGCTAGAAAATGACAATAAAGGAGTAAATGTTAAGCGAGGCTTAAGAGCAAAGTGTCAAATGGGTATTAGACCCAGTAAGGCTCCTCTTGGATACCTAAATGTTACCAAAGATAGACATATCTCTGAAATTATAGTTGATCCCGAACGAGGTCAGTTTGTTCAAGAAATATTTCTAAGAGTAGCTGAGAAAGGCCATAGCGGTAGAACTATTCAAAAATGGTTGAATAGAATTGGTTTTAAAACAAAATATGGCAATAAGTTGCCTTTATCAAAAGTTTACTCTACTCTTAAAAATCCATTCTATTATGGAGAATTTGAGTTTGGTGGCGAGTGGTACAAAGGTATCCATGAGCCACTTATTAATAAAGAGATCTTCGATAAGGCTCAAAAACAACTTTTAGTTCCTCCAAAAACCTGGAATAAGAAAAAGTTCCCATTCAAATCACTTTGTGTCTGCGGATCCTGTGGTAGTGGAGTCACAGCTGAAGTAAAGTATAAAAAACTGAAATATGGCAAATTTGCTAAATATATTTACTACCACTGTTGTCGATCAATAGACTATGACTGCGATGAACCCTATATTACTGAGGATGACTTAATTAAACAGTTAATTGCTCACATTAATGCCGGTAATATCAAAATCATCAAATCCAAAATAGCTAGAAAACTCAAAGATGATATTGAGAAATTTCACAACCTAAGATCAGTTGTTTTAAAACAAGAATATTTATCTGGCAATTTAGATGAGTTAGAAAATTCAGCAGTAAATGACAGCGATGAAGAGATGGCAGAAAATTATTTAAAACACATTCTAAAAGGTGGTTCTGCAGATGAGAGGCAAGAAGCGTTGGGGATGATTAAAACTAAGTTTGTACTCACTAAGCGGGAGTTGAAGCTGGCTTAAATGCTATTAAGAATCTATTGTCAGCTTTATTTTGATTTTCTTTGGATAAAGTTGAATACTTAGTTTTGTTACCTAAAAAATATTTATTCTCAAAACAACAGAATTGTTGTTCTATGGGCCAATGATATTCTGATTCTGGTTTTCCAGGTATAAATACACTAAATCCTGGATCTATCATTACAATATTTTTTTTAGAATTTTCATAAACTAATACAGCATGAGGATCGTTATTTGATGCAATAGTGCTAACTAATACACAACATCCATTTTTAGCTAACTTCTCTACATCTTTAGTAGAATATGGGGGTTCTATTGTGTTTTCAATTTTTTTAACCAAACATTCTTTCTTAGCACCTTTCCAAGATTCATCAGGATTTGGATCGACTATCAAATACTCATATTTTTGTTTATTTAACCATAAAATCATTTTAGGGAACTCTTTTTTTGCTCCACTAAGTCCAGTTTTGGTTAGAATAGTTTTACTAAAGATTCTCAACTCTGGATTAACATTGTTTTTATTATTTCTAAGACTTGGTTCAAATATTTGACAGCCTCCTAGGAAACAAGTTGCAGCACAGTTTCCTTGAGAGCGATACCCTTTTAATACTGGCGTTGTGATAAATTTACTCTGCATAATAGAAGTATTTATAACATGAAAAGAAGTCTCTATAGGCTTCAAAAGCAAAAAATCTCCAAATCGGAGATATTTAGCAAGCCACATCAATCTAAATCGATAGAATTAACGGGTCTATCAGAAATTTTTAATGTGTGTGACCCCACAGGGAATCTACGACTCGCCAACTTATACT